ACGACAAAGACCAGAGAATCGAAGCGGCGGGACAGGATCTTCATCATCTCGTCCGTGGTGGGTTCTTCTTCTCGTTCATGACGGTCCATATTCGATCCTTTTGGCCTTGGCCAGTTCTTCGATTGCCCGAGTTCTCGTAAGAGAATTCTTGGGCATGTCCTTGATGCTGAGCATTATATCGGCCTGATAAGCCTTTTCAAACAGGTAAGGCCGAATGGCGATAATAAACGCGCGGGCGTCCTTGCCCGACAAGTCCAGCCTCCATGCCGTCCGCGTGTTTGGACGGGTGTTCACAATTTTCCTGACCCTGCCCATGTCGAAGTATCCGCTGATACGACGAAGATGGTGGGGGTAGCAACTAGTAATGTGAACGATCTCGGTATCTCGGTAACGAATGCACCCTTCGCCATCAAACAGACCGGCGGTATACGCAAGAACGGTTTTTGTCAGTGTGTTTCTGCCCACGACTTTCCCACCCTTGCGTCTCCGTCGAGGCGGCACCTGAAGCCCAACAAGTCGCCTGCCCTTGTGATGGAGTTCTTGCAGAATTCCGACCAAGCCTGAGCGTTCTGTTCCGGTACTTCCCATTGGATCTCGTCGTGAATGTGAGCAACCTGTCGGGCACCGTACTTAGATGCCTCCTCGTTCATGAGCACCGTAGCCTGCTTCATGGCAATGGCACCGGCACTCTGCAACAGTGTATTCAGTGCGGCATGGGCCGAACGAATACGAAGTTTCCGGCCATCTATTCCAGTAATTGTACCACGCTCCGCAGCCTTTTCGACTGCTGCCTTCAAAGCCTTGAGCGCTGGAACCTTTGTAAGAAATCGCTGCTGAAGTTTCTTACCCTCATCATATCCACCGCCAACCACCTTGCCCAACTTGGCTGGCCCGGCACCGTACAGGAAAGCGTAGATAAATGACTTGGCCTGATTGCGAGTTTCCAGTCCGGCAGCCTTTTGGTTGGCCGTGTGGATGTCGCCCTCCAGTAGTTCCTTGGCGAACGCCCCATCATCCCACTTGGCCATGTAGTGGGCCAAGCAACGCAACTCAAGGCCAGCAGCGTCCACCCCAACCAAGACCATTCCCGGGGCGGCGATGAACAGGGATCGGCATTCCTTGCCATAGATGGACCCCGATGCGGGGACCTGAGCCATGTTCGGGCCACGATGGGTGCAACGGCCGGTGACTGCACCGTTGTGGTTTACAGATCCGTAGATCCTTCCCTTCCGTTCAACCTTCAGCCACGCCTCGTCTCCCTCAGCCAGCATCCCGATGCGCTTCTGAATTGTCAGGTACTGCGACAGTTTCTTGGCAATCGGAAAGTCAAGCGCACCGAGAACAGACTCGTCAACCTTGGGTTCTCCGCCGGGGGTAAACTCCTCGGGAACCCATCCATACTGTGTCTTCAGGACATGGGCAATCTGCTTTCGACTGGCAGGGTTGAAGGGGATCAACTTAGTCTTGGTCTTCATGACCTGCTGAGCGGGAGGCACTTCTTCCTGAAGGGTCTTGACCAGTAGATCACGGTCGGAAGCGAGACTGGCGTACAGCGAGCCAGCCGCGGCCTTGTCAAAGGCAAAGCCGTTTCGCATTTGCAGCATGATCGTTGTCGCAAACTTGTGTTCAAGTTCGATCGACTGCTCTGAGAATGCCTTTGCTGCCAGCCGCGCGTACAGCATGGCCGTGATCACTACATCCTGCTTGCAGTAGTCACCAAGGTCATCGGTGTACTCAAGCGAGGCATAGTCAACAACATCATCCAGTTCCACACCCTTGGGCATGTTCAACCGAACTCCCCATGCCTTGAGGGAGTGGCTGCCAATCAGGGTTGGCGGGAAGGCGGTGGCGTGGAAGTCGTCATCCCGAATATCGGGGTGGACCAGTCGAGCAAGAACAAGGGTGTCCCTGATCTTGCCTAGTGGCCCACCCCATTTGGGATACAACTTGTTCAGGACCGGGATATCGAACGCAATGATGTTGTGGCCGATCACAACATCAGCGTTCCTGATCGCATCGAGGGCCGTAGTAATCTGTTCGGGAGTAAACGCGATGATCGGATCACCACCGTTAATGCTGTATCCGATGCAGACACAGCGTGTAACTGTGTCTATGAATCCGTTGCATTCGATGTCAAAGACGACCGTACTCACTTGTGGCCCTCCTTGAAGCAGTCCCACCCACGGCGGGCCGCTTCCAACATTGCTCCTCCAATAGTTTCATCGTGACCACAGGCTTCCCGCCTCGCCTCGTCGCGCTCGGCGAGTAGGCGTTCGATGGTGTCAGCGGCCTCAAGCATGATCGACGGGGCAAGACACTCGCTGTTGGCTCGGAGTTGTTTGACGATGTCTTTCATGCATGTCCTTTTTGATTCAATATTCGCGGGCTTCAAACTCTTGAATCTTCGACATCAGCAGAACGATGTTTGCCTTCGCGTCCCGCAGGTGGCAATCCAACCGATCAGCATACGCCCGTTGAGAGGCTGCTTCAACATGATGACTTGCGTTCTTGCGCCTGAGGTCGGCTATCTCAGCATCCTTTGACAGCAACTCCTTTTTGAGGAGTTCGATACGGTCGTTCAATTCATCGATTGTGTTCATCTCAAGTTCCTCTGCTTCTTGTTCTGCGATTTGATCTTCACGATGCCGTCTGCACCAGCCACAAAGGCTTTCAATTGGGTCGTGTCTAGTGCAGTCACACACATATCCATACGCATCTTCTAGTTCACACCGAGAGGGCATTGCTGTATTCCTTGTGTTCGGAAGGCCAGAAGTATGGAGTGGACGGGTCTTCTCCATAGTGTCCGTATTCGTTGAAACTCTTGCGCTTGAGGTTAGCCCGGTGACTGGAGTGCAGTCGATCGTCTCCAAACCATGGGGGCATGGGAACGCCGGGATCATACTTAGGAATATCCATGGTGTTCTTGTATCCACGGGCAATCCACTCAAGGATCATGGCGCGGAGGTATTGGCGAAGTGCGGGCTCATAGCCGCGCCACATCTTGGTGGCTGGATGGTTGACCCACCCCTTGGACTGGCCATTGAGTGCGCGAAGAATTTGGTACGCCTCTACGCGCTGCTTGCCAAGCCGTTGCTTGTCGAGAGCAAGTGCGGACAGTTCGAAAGACGGGAGGGGTAGGAAAGTCTGCATGGGTGGTACCTTATCAGAAGTCGCTGTCTGTGTCAAACATTGACGCGGGGTCAGGCAGCGAAGCCTCAAGGAGCCTACCAGTTCCTCGGTCGTATTGCAAGGCCGTTGCCAGTCCCGTCTCGCCAGTGAATCGATTTTTCAGAACACGGACACAAGTCAGGTCCTTGTTCTTCGCGTCCTGCTGGTTTCGTTCCAGACCGATCACAAGGTCAGACAGTTGTCCGATTGCGGCGGAGCCTCGGAGTTGGGCGAGGCTGGTCTGCGCTCCCTCCTCGTGGCCCTTACCATCGGGACGCTTCAGGTGCGATACGAGAACCATCCCGCAACCAAGTTCCTCCACGAGAGACCGCATGGCGGTCATCGTGTTGTCGATCAGCCTACGCTCGTCCCCCTCACCCAATCCGCTAACCACGATCGACAGGTGGTCCAAGAAGATCCAACCACACCCCAAACCGCGGACCATGTAGCGGATGCGGCTGAGCAGATTCTGCGAATCAAGAGAACCAAAGTGATCGTACAGGTAAACACGGCCGCTTCCCACCGTGGACTCATATGCGGCTCGGAGTTCTGATTCATCGGGCACCTTTCCTTCCGCCGTGGCCATCTCGATATGGAGCGGCCGATTCATTGCAATGCCCATGAGGCCAAGCGCGGTGCGCCTAGTTGATTCCTCAAGAGCGATGTATCCGATCGTCTGACCTTGGCTGATGAGCCAGTGGGCAAGTTCGCGGCAAACGCTGGACTTGCCGATGCCGGAGCCCGAGCACAGCGTGACCAACTCTCGCTGGCGGAGCCCAAGTGTCATGGTGTTCAGGCCACCCCAAGGGTAGGCGATGCTGGACACCGCTGGGCTGTTGACAATGGTTTCCCACATCTCCGTGCCGGGAATGATCCCGTCCGGTCGGAACATCTTGGCGTTCCAAATGGCATCGATGGCTTCCTTGCCACGGCCAGCAACCAGCATCTCATTCGGGTCCTTGAGCGGCAGGGTGGACACCTTGGCCTTGCCGGGGCTGAGGAGCAGGGCGCACTCCTGCGCTGCGGCTCGGCCAGCCTCGTCGTTGTCGAACATGATGACAACGGTCTCGTAGGATTCCAGCCATTCCAGATTCTCACGGAATGCCTTGGCCGCATTGTGAGCACCGTTGGGAACGGAGACCACAGGCCACTTGTTGTTCTGCAACTGGCTGATGCTGAGGCAATCGATCTCGCCCTCGGTGACCACGACCATCTTGCCCCCGGTACGCCACAGGTTGCGACCGTACAGGGACATCTTCTTGGCTTCCCCGAGGATCATGAAGTCCTTGTTGGGGAAGCGGAGTTTCTGAGCAACGGGGGTACCGCTCTCGTCACAGTAGGTAGCGACCTGAACGGGGCGTCCGTTGTAGGTGGAGATCCCGTACTTGAACAGGTGGCAGGTTTCTTCGTTGAGCATCCGCTTCGGGAGCGGGGAGTAACTGGTATCGAT